CCTTACAAAGAATCCCGTAGCGCATTTGCAGACGAAGGCACGGCAGCGCATGAGCTTGCAGAGATATGCTTGAAAGGTGATATCAATCCGTTTGATTTTGAAGGTAAGCAATTACCCGAAACGAACTGGATAACGGTAGATAAAGCAATGTGCCACCATGTGAATGATTACATGGACTTCATTGCCGAACACAAAGGTCATAAAATCTATGAGCAGAAACTCGACTACAGCGAGTACGCACAAGACGGTTTTGGTACAGCCGATTGCATCATTCTAAATGACGACAGCGTAACGATTATCGACTTGAAGTACGGTAAAGGCGTGAGAGTTTATGCTGACACCACACAAACTAAAATCTACGCGCTAGGAGTCTATAGCGAGTTTGGTATGCTCGAAGATATCAAGACCATCACAATGATTATCTACCAACCGCGACTAGACCACATTGATGAGCTGACAATAAGCATTGAGGAGTTACTGGCGTTTGGTGAATGGGTAAAAGAGCGAGCAGAACTGGCTATGCAGGATAACGCTCCGCTGACTGCTGGTGAGAAGCAATGCCAATGGTGTAAGCACAAAGCACGATGCCCAGAGCTTATGCGCTACACAGAAAATGCCATTCAAAATGAGTTTGGTTTTTTCGACGAGTTACCAAGCGTAAATAGGTTATCCGACACACAGCTTAACCTTGCACTGAGTAGCGCAACACTGATTAAATCATGGCTGAGTGCCATTGAAGAACACGTCAGAGAGCGCTTAGAATCGGGCAATGGCTTTACCGGCTACAAACTTGTCGAAGGTCGCAGTTCACGCGATTGGGGTAGTGAAGAAGAAGCCGTTATTGCACTCTCTGACGCACACACTGAAGAAGAATTGTTTGAGCGTAGTTTTATTTCTGTGGCTAAATTCGAGAAGTTGGTAGGCAAGAAAAACATAAAAGACTTTGAAAATCTGATAGTTAAAAAATCGGGTAAACCGACTGTTGTACCAGAAAGTGATCCAAGAAAATCCTTGTCAGTTTCTGCAAATGATTTTTCTGATTTTGATGATTGACACAAGTAATAAATCAATCTAAACTTAACTCAACTTATCTCTCCGGTTAAGTTAAAACGAGGATGGGAAATCACTTAATTGGCGATTTATCAATAACCCATCCTCACCTAATCCCAAAACCATAATGCTAAAAGCAAGAAGGCTAAAATGTCAGAAACACAAATCAAATTAGGCGAAGTTCGTTTATCATTTCCAGCGCTTTTTAAAAAAGCAGTATTTGAAAACGTAGAAACAAAATTTGAAGCTACCGTCCTAATGGAAAAAGGTAGTAAAAATCACAAAATTACCCAAGCAGCAATTGATAAATTCATTGCTCAAACATTTAAAGACGGTGCGCCCAAAGGTTTAAAAATCACTTGTTTCCAAGACGGTGACACTAAAGACTATGATGGCTATGAAAACATGATGGCGCTTAAAGGTTCATCAAACAAACGCATTCCAGTATTTGATAAAGATCGCGCTCCAATTACCGAAGAAGATGACAAAGTGTACGCAGGATGTTACGTCAATGCTATTTTTGACTTCTGGTATTCAAATCATCCAAAGGGCGGTAAACAAATTCTTGCCAATATTCTTGGCGTTCAGTTCAAGAAAGATGGCGAAACCTTCTCTGATGCAAAAGTCGCAAGTGCTGATTTCTTTGACGACGAATCAGAAGAAGATGATTTTTAAATACTCTGTGTCCTCAGTGTGGTGAAAAGACGATTGGATTGACATCGTAAAAGTTAATTGACAGCCGGAAAGACGGCATTTTATAAGGAATATATTAGTAAAATAAACAGCTTGGAAAGACAAGCACTATGAATAAAACGCCTTGAAAGATAGCAGAGTCCTTACTATAACTCTAAGCGCTTAGTGGTTATAGTATAAAGCGCGAAAGCGGGGAAACCTCGGTAAAGCCGACAATTGCAAATCGATGTGTAATTGTTTGGAAGAAGTAACGGGCGTTTTATTGATAGTTAATGCGTAGGCTGATACGCAGCGGTAATGGCACGTCGGTGCAAATAGGAAACTTGGGAGTGGTTGAAAGTACACCACCGAATAACACTAAGCCGGAGATCAGTACCGGCAACTATCACTAAAAGCATTGCTTGTAGCGTACCGCAATTCGCAACCTTGCAGCCTTTAATATCGGTAAAGCGCACTAGCTACGCGCTCGATTCGGGTTGAGATTACCGGTGACGGTAATTCACTAACTACATAGGGAAGATTAGAACTGATTGTAGTGGGGTAGTAAACAGTGCTTTTAGTGATAGTTAAACTGATTATTTAGCTATTGGCTTTTGTTGAATGTTTTAAGCACACTATATTTCGAGTGTATAGTGTGTTGCATTAAATCCTAGACACGCATACGCCAATATGCGTGTCGCCTAATTGGGTTTTTAAAAGTAAGTTTGCGGGTGTCCTCATAGACCCAAAAAAGGTATGAGTCAGTAGCTTTATATGTTCACTCTTATAAAATCAAGTAAACTTACTTTTAAAACCTCAAGCTCCACCTCTCCTCTGCCGACATTTTGCTATCAACTTGTCGGTTTTTTTATATTCACAAATAGGCTGCTCCTATGAATACTTATATTATTGATACTGAATGTTATAAAAACTATTGGCTATTCTTAGCCGTTAACCACAAAACAGGCACATCGCTTGAAATAGAATTGTTTGGCGAAAATGCAAAGTTAAATGAGCAACAAGCTAAAAAGATACAGCGCCTGTTCCTTAATCATGAAACCGTTTCATTCAATGGGTTAAACTACGATATACCTGTTATACATGGCGCATTGGATTCATGGGATTGTAAGAAACTCCATAAACTCTCCACCAAGATAATCACAGATCAGCGCGTTACTTGGCAGATTCTCAAAGAGCATAAGCTCCAAGTCCCAACTTACGATAAACATATCGACATTATTGAAATTCCCATTGGACAAGCATCGCTTAAAATTTACGGTGGACGTATTCACACCAAGAAAATGCAAGACTTGCCAATTGATCCTAATGAGTTAATAAAAGATACTGAGCGTAGTTTGATGCGCAAGTATTGCAGAAACGATACGCAAGTGACCGGTGAACTGTTTGACAAGCTCAAAGGGCAGATAGACTTGCGCAAAGAGATGACACAGCAATACGGTATCAACCTCAATTCAAAATCCGATGCGCAGATTGCTGAAGCGATTATTAAATCAGAATTGCAAAAAATGTGCGATATATCAACTGCAAAATTTAAAGCAAAGCAATATGAAAATAATCACGTTTTTCGGTATTCCAATCCTAAAATAATTGAATTCAAATCAGAAAAACTTAAGTCCATTTTCAATAAACTTATTAATCAAGAATTTACCATTGCTGATAATGGGGCAATAATTTGTCCAGATTGGTTAGGAGAAAGGATAGTTATCGGGGAAACAGAATATCAAATGGGCATAGGTGGAATTCATTCTTGTGAAAAAGCACAACATATTAAGCGTAAAAATGATTTTGTTTTAAGTGAACAAGATGTCACAGGATTTTATCCAAATATAATTATGCAACAACGATTGTATCCAGATAATTTAGGTGAAAATTTTTTGGAGTTATATGAAAAAATAGTAAAACAAAGAACAATGGCTAAAAAAAGAAGCGGTGAAATAAAAAAAGAATTAGAAATATTAAAATTGCAATTAAAGTGACTAGGTATTATCCTATTATTTTAATTAGGAGGTAAAATGATAGCCATATATTCCATAGTATGTAAATTTAACAATAAACGATATGTCGGTAAAAGTCGAAATGTAAAACAACGATTTTCACAACATAAATATGATTTGAAAAAAGAAACAAAAAATAAGGACTGTAATCGACATTTATTCAACGCAGTAAAAAAATACGGAATTGAAAATTTTGATTTTGTAATACTGGAAGAATTTGAATCAATATCTGAAAATGATTTAAAAGATAAAGAATTGTATTGGATGGATTTTTATAACTCATGTGATAGAGCCTTTGGATACAATTTACGCAGAGATTCATCCACTGAAACAACAATGAGCGATGAAACAAAATCAATTAAATCACTATTAAGCAAAGGTGAAAATAACCCTAACTACAAAAATAAATGGTCAGATTCTCAAAAACAAAGAATGAGTGATATTGCAAAAGAAAGACATCGAACTGGATTGCATTATGGAAACGAGTGGAAATCCAAACAATCAATTAAATCAACATTAATGTGGAAAGATTTGAACAAGAAAAACCAAATGGCTGAAAAAGTAAAACTAGCCAAACGACAATTTATATTCCACCAATACGATTTGAATGATAATTTTATAAAAACATGGTATTCCGTTGAAGATATTTTATTTTCAAATCCCACATGGAAATGGCAAAACATATATTCAGTATGCAATGGATATAAACCAACTTATCGAGGATTCAAATGGAAAAAAGAGAAATTGAACAAAAAATAAAAGAACTGGAAAAGGAATTGGCAGAATGTGAAGTAACAGCGGCAACACTTAAGGTCACAAATAATGGAAGTTTCGGTAAATTTGGAAGTAAATACAGTTTTTTATACGCTCCTAATTTATTATTACAAACCACTTTAACTGGTCAATTGTCGTTATTAATGTTAATTGAAACTCTTGAAGATAATAATATAAAAGTAGTCAGTGCAAATACTGACGGCATTGTCATTTATTATCATAAAGATAAAGTAGATTTAGTTAGTGAAATTTTATTCGATTGGGAAATAACCACTAGCTACAATTTGGAGCAAACAGATTACCGAGAACTGGCATCGCGTGATGTAAATAACTATATTGCTGTGAAGCTCGATGGTAAAACTAAATGCAAAGGGTGCTTTGGTGAAGCGTCACTGAGTAAAAACCCTGACGGCTTAATCATCTATGAAGCAGTCGCTGAGTTTATTGCTAACGGAACGCCAATTGAAAAGACAATTGCCGATTGTGAGGATATTAGAAAGTTTGTCACAGTTCGCAGAGTAACAGGTGGTGCATTGTTTAGAGGAGAGTGTCTTGGTAAAGCAGTTCGCTTTTATCACAGTTGCGATTTAGGTCTTGCTGATATGTCACTTGTTTATGCAAAGAATGGAAACAAAGTCCCTATGTCACAAGGCTGTCGTCCATTGATGAATTTGCCGGATACTTTTCCAGAGGATGTTAATTTTTATTATTACTACACTAAGGCAAATGAAGTGCTAAAAGGTGTTGGCTATAAAGAATAGAAACTCACGATAATTTTTTCGTCTGAGTTTATTTTACATTGAGGAATAAAAATGCTTGAAAAAGAAATTGAAAAATACCTGTGCGATCAAATTAAAAAAGTGGGTGGAACGTGTGAAAAATTTACATCACCTAATCGTCGATCCGTTCCAGACCGTTTAATTACTTTACCATTTCAGCCGATATTCTTTGTTGAATGCAAAGCGCCTAAAAAGAAACCCACTGAAGCACAAGAACGCGATCATCAAAGACGACGTGAGATGGGTGTTCATGTGTATGTCATTGACTCAAAAGAAAGTGTCGATACGCTATTACTTTATCGATTACCAGTGGAAGGCGATTATGCGCACTAATAGTATTTTGCATCACGGTGATTGCATCGAATTTATGAAAACATTGCCTGATAATTCAGTAGATATGGTATTAACTGACCCTCCTTATGGCACAACTGCGTGTAAATGGGATAGTGTGATACCTTTTGAGCCAATGTGGGCGGAATTAGAACGAGTTATTAAATATAAAGGTGCGATTGTATTGTTTAGTTCGCAACCGTTTACGAGTGCGCTAATAATGTCAAATGTAAAAATGTTTAAGTATGAATGGGTATGGGAAAAATCAAAAGCTAGTAATTTTTTACAAGCATCATATATGCCTTTGAAAGCGCATGAGAACGTTTTAGTTTTTGGCACTGGTAAGATTGTTTATTACCCTCAATTAGTTGATGGTATTCCATATAGCGGTGAAGGTAGAGCTGGTAAAAAAGGTTCAAATAGTGATGTTGTTAATAATGTTCCAAACCCAACTTTTAGAAATGGGTCTGCTGATGGAAAAAGAAAACCACGAACTGTTCAATATTTTAAAACGTCTGAAAGTGAAGGTAAAACAGTTCACCCAACCCAAAAACCCGTAGCACTTTTAGAATATTTAATTAAAACTTACACATTGGAAAATGAATCAGTTTTAGATTTTACAATGGGTAGTGGTTCAACAGGCGTAGCTTGCGTTAATACTGGGCGTAATTTTATTGGTTGTGAGTTAGACAAAGGTTATTTTGATATTGCTGAAAAGCGAATTGATTCTGCTGAATGGGAGTCTATTTTAAAATGAGAACTAGAGCAGAACTCCGTCATTACCAAGTCAGAACCTCCGCGTTTCAAATTGAACAAGAGCGAACACTTTGTGCGCTTAAAATGGGGATGGGGAAAACAGCTTCTACGCTCACTACAATCAACGATTTAATTGATGCTTGTGTGATTACCAAAGCGCTCGTTATCGCGCCACTGAGAGTAGCTAATAGCGTTTGGGCGCAGGAAGCAAAGGAATGGGAACATCTCAAAGATTTAAAATTCAAAATATGTACAGGCACAGAGCAAAAGCGCCTAGCTGCCCTCCACCATGACGCTGACGTTTATGTTATTAATCGAGAAAACGTGGTCTGGTTAGTGAATCACTATAGGGATAAGTTCCCCTTTCAAATGGTGGTGGTAGATGAGTGTTTTCCAGAGGGTACAATGATATTGACCCCTACAGGACTTCGTGATATAAAAACTCTTGAAATTGGAGAATCTGTAATAACTTCAATTGGAGAAAAACCTATTACTAATATCTTTAAAAAAGAATCTTATGACCTTATCAAATTATATTTATCAGACGGAACAAGTATTGAATGTACAGGAAATCATCCTTTTGCAACAGAAAAGGGGTGGATTCAAGCACGGGGATGTCGGGGTTTGCATTTTGTGCGGAACAATCTATATGAAACGCAAATTAACTCATCAGTTATGCAGCCGGTCTTGTTCAAAAAAACATATGCACAATATCAGAACAGAAGAACACAAAAAAGAAGTCATGGAAAAAACTTCAAAAACAGCAAAAAAGAATTACGCATCTGGACAAAGAACCACTTGGAACAAAGGGTTAGAATGGTCAGACGAAGTAAAACAAAAATTAAGTTTAGCTCACAAACTTTCTGGGCATCAACCAATTGTGCGCGGAGGGAATGGGAAAATTTCAGAATGCGAGAAGATGATGAGGGAAATCTTACCGTCAGAATGGATAATGCAGTGTGCAATACCCACAAAAATGGGAAGAACCAGTGGCTATCCAACTTGCTACAAAGTAGATTTCGGAATTCCTCAAAAGAAAATTGCGTTAGAAGTAGATGGAAACTCTCACAGATCGCGAAAGCGGTTGGACGAAAAGAAAGATACCTTTCTTCAATCGTTAGGGTGGACAGTATTGAGAATATCCAACAATCGCGCTCAAGAAATGTATTCAATTTACAAATTAACGGGATCAATGATTATTTTGCCAACGGAATTTTAGTACACAATTGCTCCAGCTTTAAAAGCGATAAAAGCAAACGTGTCAAAGCACTGCGTAAAGCATTACCTTATGTTCACTACATCACTCTACTGACAGGTACACCCTCGCCCAATGGCTTACTTGACCTGTGGTCACAATGCTATTTAGTGGATAACGGTAAAGCACTTGGGCGAACCATGACTATGTATAAAAGCCGATTCTTTGAACAGGATTATAGCGGTTACAAATACACCCCTCGCAAAGATTCACAAAAGAAAATTGAAGCATTGATAGCGCCATTTACCATATCAATGGAAACAAGTGATTACCTTGATATGCCAGACTACATTGAATTATATGAAGAAATTCAATTAGAACCTGCGGTAATATCTAAATACAAGCAGTTTGAAAAAACACTATATCTTGATTTTGAAAATAGCGAAGTTGAAGCATTAAGCGCAGCGACACTGGCTAATAAGTTATTGCAGTATTGCGCTGGTGCTGTGTACGTCGATGAGTTTAAAAACTATGAAATAGTCCACGACGCAAAACTCGATGCGCTTGCAGACATTATTGAGCAGAACGATGGGGAGAATATCCTTGTTGCCTATAACTTCAAAAGCGATCTTGAGCGACTACTTAAACGCTTTCCTAATGCACGAGTTCTCGATAAGCATCAAACCACTATTGACGAATGGAACAATGGCGAAATACCACTTCTATTTGCACATCCGCAATCAGCCGGTCACGGTCTTAATATCCAACACGGTGGTAGCATGATTGTGTGGTTTTCACTGAGCTGGAGTTTGGAATATTACCAACAGTTTAATGCTCGATTATACCGGCAAGGACAGACTATGGCGGTAAGGATTATCCACTTAATCTGCAAAGGCTGCATTGACGAGCGAATCATTAACGTATTGAAAGATAAAGATATTGTGCAATCTGACTTACTTCGTGCATTAAAATAAGTTAAGTTAAGGTTGACTGAGGGGATAAAATCAATAAAATAGCTTCACGGTTTCTCGAAACAAAAAAAAATCCTACTGCCCCAAAGGAGTAAACAGGCAGTAGGAATAGAGTCGAGGAGTCTAACACATGAACGCATTTCAAACAGTTGGAGTGAAATGCAAATTGAGTATAACACAATCAAGAGGTTATATAAATGCGAGTATTTGAAGATAACACTTCTGACGCATATTGGTATGCTGAGGAAGAAGATGATGAGCGCAAGTATTGGACGCACTCTCAATGGGATGCTTTCAATAAACAAAGAGCAATAGATACTGAAAAACAATTACGCAAAATGCTAGGAGATAGATATGTCGAACCAAAGAAAGTTTAATAATCATGAGGTTATTTTAAAATTACTAACAACTGCGTTGGAACATGATAACCAACAAGAAGCCCTTAGTGATTTAACCTTTGAGCTTGTAGAGGTAGTAGGGTATTTGGTTGGTAGCACTGACAAACTAGAAGATAGGGAAATATTTATTAGAAAAATTAACAGTCAAATTAATGATTGCGTTGAAATGCTTGAGGGTGTTCGTGAAGAACTTGCAAGCAATACGGCAACACTAGAAGCGTAATAGCTGAGGACACAGATAATGGACGCATTAATTGAATTTTTAGAATACTTAGATAAAAGCAGTATTGCTTATGTCTTAATGATAATTTTGTTTATGGCTATGGCGTACTTGCACTTTAGCGCATTAGATGAAATTACCCGTCTGCGTAGAGCGCTTAAAACCGCAGTCTTGGAGAATAAAAATGGAAAGCGATGAAAAAAAGGAACTTAGAAAACGAACACATAGAAGTATCGTAACTAAAGTTAAGAACAATAAAAAGCGTAGGTTTCAACCTTACCAAGATGACTACATTAACTTTTTTGTAAAAATAAATAACGAGGAAACAGTTTATGGGAACTATATTAGCTACTCTGACATTGACACTATCGTTTCTGACCTCAGAAACCACTATTGATAAACACGGTAAAGTAACCACCCATGAAGTAATTGCTTACACAACAAGCATTCTACCTTATGAATCAATGGTTGCTTGCAACAATGCTAAAGAAGAATACAATTTTGCCTTTGGTGCATACCAAATGTCAAAGCGCCCAACAAGAGTAATCACAGCAATATGTAATGATGTTAAAACGGGGATAGTGCAATGAAAAACGACATGATTTATGCAGCAATTAGTGCCTTTTGTTTAGGCGTAATCCTCACTGTAATTATTGACTCAACACTTCATCGTCATTACTACGAAGTAATTAAAGTAACAACAGGTGAATTTATCATCCATGATGGCAAGATGTATGCAGTCTATGAGATGGAGCGCAATGTAAAAGGCGAATTGCAAGTAGGTATAAGATGACCAAAGACGAATGTATAAGTCGCCTTAAAACGGCTCAGAAAAACAAAAAAGAACTAAGAAAAATTAAACTTCAACTCCTCAAAGAAATCGAGCAGTTGAAGTTGATGCTCAGAGCATTAGAGGAAGAAGAACAATGGGCGAATTAATATATTGGGCAGTCATATTGTTTACCGTAGTGTGTTTTATGGTTGAGTACACTAAAGGGGATGGCAATGACATTACATGACTGGGTAGCACTTGTTGCTTATGTAGGATTGATTGGTTTATGTATGAGGATTATATGGACAAAGTTCAGAAGGTAGAAGCAGTAACTCCTGTGACTAGCGCAGTGCACTGTAAGCATGACCATTGGCGCATCTATCAATCTCTAGGCTACCGTGAGTGTGATAAGTGTAAACAACAAAAACCTATTTTTAACGTAGTGAAGCATCAGAGATGAAGACACTAATAAACATACTGAAGTTCCCTGTATTCTGTACTTGCTGTTTGTTGTACTTAGCAAGTCAGATGTTATTAGGGCTTAGCATACTGCTAGATTATATTGGGGAATTTTTAGAGGACGTGATAGATGAATAAAATTGAACATAAAATTGTAGGCTACAAAGTAGTTGATAAGACAGAAGAAAAAGTAGTGTTTGAGATGATACACGAGAACTTCCCTCGACCCCCGCATTTGACGGGTACAACGTACAAAGTAAAAACGCCACAAAGCGAACACGCTCTGTATATCACTATCAATGATATGGTGCTTAACGGTGACGAGCGTCATCCCTACGAGATGTTTATTAACAGTAAGAACATGGAGCACTTTCAGTGGGTACTTGCATTAACGCGCTTAGTGTCGGCTGTGTGGCGCAAAGGTGGTGACTCTACGTTTTTAGTTGAAGAACTCAAGAATGTCTTTGACCCGAAAGGTGGTTATTACAAAAAAGGTGGTGTGTATATGCCATCGCTCGTAGCAGAAATAGGAACAGTTATCGAGCAACATTTAATAAGCATAGGTGTTATTAAAGTTGAAGTGGATGAGCATCAACAAGCGTTCATTAAAGCAAAGCGTGAAGAAGTAGGTGAAAAAGGTTTAAAGAATGCTGAGTTATGCACGTCATGTAATACCAAGTCTTTAATATTGATGGATGGCTGTGTTACTTGCGTAAGCTGCGGCTTTTCGAAGTGTAATTGACGATGTATATCAAATGCGGGTATAATAATGTTTATTTTAGGAGATGTTATGACCACCCGCACTAAGTACAAACAAGGTGATGTTTTTAACTATTGGACTTTAATTTATTACGATAAGGCATCTGGTAAATGGATGGCAAAATGTGTATGCGGTAAAGAGAAATTAGTTTATAGCTGTCATCTAGCCTCTGGTAAATCTATTAGTTGCTCATGTATAGGAAAAAGCACTCACAAAATGACAAAAACACCAGAATACAGGTCGTGGAATGGAGCTAAGATGAGATGTATATCTCCATCAAACGATAGGTACGCATCCTATGGCGGTAGGGGTATTACTATGTGCGCCACATGGTTGAATTCATTTGAACAGTTTTTTAAAGATATGGGTAATCGCCCTGCTGGGACATCGTTAGACAGAATTGATAATAATGGTAATTACTCAAAAGAAAATTGTCGATGGGCGACACCAAAAGAGCAAATGCGTAATAGACGTATGCATGAAAAATATGGAGTTAGCATTACTGAATTAGCAGAAAAACTTAATATACCTTATGGGCGAATACAAACAAGGTTGCAACGGGGATGGTCATTAGAAGATGCTACGACTGTCGGATTAGTACAAGGTAAAAAAGGGTTTAATAAGAGAGGTGATTTATGAATATAAAAGAGTTTGTAGTATTTATGGCTGTGAGTTTATTAGGAGTCTTTTTAGTTGCGGCTGTTGCTATACATGACATAAATAAAAAAACAAGCTGTGTTATAGATACAAGTAAACAAAATTTAACTTTTGATGAAATAAGCAAGTTATGTGGAGTAGGTAAATGAGTAAAGAAAGAGAGTTGTTAAAAAGAGTGCGAGATGTATTGCGCGGATTAGAAGAAACCCACTATGACCTTTATTGGGACATACAAGCTGAACTAGAAAAAATTGAGCAGAAACCTAACAATGTTGGTTATCTATGCAAGCAGGAAGATTGTTATGGAGATATTCAAACAGTATTTAAAGTTGATAAGCCTTACATAAGATGGCATAACGTTACAGATGTTACTCCTGTCTACCTAGCACCACCAAAACGTGAACCTTTGAGTGATGATGAAATTTTCAACATTGGATACAATGCAGGATTCACTCTTGACCATGTTAAAGAGGATGTTGGTTCTGTCTACGGCTTTTTAAACGAGTATGGTTACATTGATAATATTAAATATTTTAAGTTTGTCAGGGCAATAGAAAAAGCACACGGTATTGGAGTAGAAAATGAGTAAAGAAACTATTTACATTGATGCAGTCACTAAGCTCAATGAACAAGATGTTATTATCAAAGAATTGACTGAGCTACTTGAAAGAGTTTTATTTGCTTGGTCAATTGGTAGACCCCTATCAGAAGAAAATGATTTATATATGGATGCCCATTATTATTTAAAAGGATTGAGAGATGAATAAAGAACTAGCACTCCGCACCATAAAACTGCTATCAGCATTAGAGGCTTACGCTTTTATGATTGAAAAGTTTATGCCAGATTATCTGCACGACGAGCTTATAACAATTGTGGGTGATTTGGAAAGTATCGTACTTGATAAGCCAATTGAAACCGATTTTTTAACAGCAAGTAAATACAGCGGAAATGAATACACAAATCCGCACAAACACAATGATAGCTTATTGCAAAGCGTTGCACTAAAGGAAACAAAATGAAAATTGAAATTAAGAAGTTAGACGAAAAAGTAATATTGCCAGCTTACGAAACATCTGGCGCAGCGGCTGTGGATTTACGCGCTAACATCACTAAAGCAATCAAGCTGGACTTAGGCGAAACAGCATTGATTCCTACAGGAATTGCCATCAACATCAATGACGATAATGTGGCAGCGGTAATCTTACCTCGTAGTGGTCTTGGGCATAATCATGGTATCAAACTCGGCAATAGTGTTGGCTTAATTGATAGCGACTACACGGGAGAGTTGAAAGTATCTGTGAAAAACACTGGTAGTGGTGTGTACAAGATTAATCCGCAAGACCGCATTGCTCAAATGAAGTTTATTCCTATTGTGCGAGCAGAGTTTGTAGAAGTTGAGGAGTTCAGTAGTAGCACTGAACGTGGCGCAGGTGGCTTTGGTAGTACGGGGGTATAACATGAGCTTATTAACAGAAGAACAGATTGCCGAACTTGCTTGTATTGCTAGTAACCAATCGACAAGTAGGGATTTGCACGATGATTTTCGTGAATGGAATGAAAAGCAGATAGGTGTGCAAGTTAATGTTGATTGGGGTAAAGCACCAGAATGCGCAGACAGAGCAGAAGTAAATTTTTATTGGGTTGGTGGGGATACATGGAGATTCTGTTTCCAAATAGCAAAATACGATAGACCAAAACCCGTCATCACACCACACCCACACGCAGAAATACTGGCTAAATATGCTGAAGTTGCAGCAAGAAGGATTGATCCTTGGATGGAGTTTGAGTATGAAATTCGTGGTCAGTGGAATCGTTTAAATGATCACCCAATGTGGGGACATAATATAGAATACCGCCACATTGGAGAAACAAAATGATCGCAACAACAGCCTATATACTAATTAGTACGATTACATCGTGGTCATCAAGCATCCATACTACGCAGTCAACAGCCACATTTGCAGACAAGGTATCATGTGAATCAGCGGCAACAAGACAAGACTTTGTTTTGAAATCTATGCAGTTGACTAGCTCAAAATGGAATCTAACCTGCCACCCTTATCAGCTTACTGGAGAAAAGAAATGAAAATACCAGTAGGGTTTGAGGAAAGACATGATTTTATGTATTTGTTAATTGGCAATAATGGTTATGGGAGAGATGGTGATGAAATGGAAGTGCCAGATGAATTGATTGAAAGGTATAAGCGCATAGAACCCGAATTTGAAAAGATACAAAAAGAACTTGGGGAAATATGGGATGCGTATATTGCAGAAAAAGTTGCAGAAATGACGGTAAAAACAACTGAGGATACGAAATGAAAGTCACCCTAGTGCAAAGCACACCCAATCCCGAAGAACACATCGGGTTACTTGCAGGAATATGCTACGGTAAGACAGGTGAACAATCACCAGAGCAGTGCATCAAACGAGCAGAACACTGCGTGACTAAAGGTCATCTATCTACACTACGCTTTGCCCATGCTACGTTCTTAGTTGAGGATATTAGCCGTATCTGTAGTCACCAATTTGTTCGCAGTAAGCATTTAGATTTCTTGCAACGTAGTCAGAGGTATTGCAATGAAGGTGAAGTAGCAATGGTTACACCAGAAGTTATTAGGTTCAATGCAGTAGAACGTCATTTAATTGAAGCGAGAGATTTATACAAACAGTTAATTGCCGAAGGCGTAAAGAAAGAAGACGCACGGTTCATTCTTCCACAAGGTACAACAACAGAGCTTTTAGTAGTCGGTAACTTCCAAGCGTGGTATGACTTCATCAAACTACGTAGCGGTAAAGAAGTCCAATGGGAAATACGAGAAGTAGCGCATGAGATTAACCAGCAGCTACATGGAATTGCACCAAACGTATTTGTGGAGCTTGATTAATGTCTGAGCAATTAAAAGAATGTTGTTATTGTCGCAAGAACCTACCTGTTGATGCGTATTACATAAAAAGTACAAGACGATTATCATCAGACTGTAAAGCCTGTCATCGATCAAAAGCCGCACTTAGACAGCGATTAACACAAAAAGTAAAACTTGAATCACGGCAACTTGATTTTGCTCTTTACCGTGAGTTTATAACAAGGCACTTAATTGTTCCAAAGCAATGGGAATTAACACTATGTCATTAGAAAAAGTTATTTTTGAAATCATGCGCTATAACGAATTTTGGACAGTGACTGAAATTCATGATCGTGTAATGGTGACTCAGCCGTTTATTAAACGACCCGATGTGTTCGCAGCTATGCACGAAATGGTTGCCAATAATATACTCATTAAAGAGCCTAATGGTAAAGACAGTTTCTATCGTTTGAAAAATTACGATCCGGCAGATAAGCATCAAAAAGAAACTGAAATGCAAGTAAAAATAGAAACGGATATTCCTGCCGAGTTTAACCGGCACGATGAAGCACTGCGCCAAATTGAGCTGAGAAAAGAAGATAAACAAAAAGCCGATGCTCACTATCAATTCAGCTATAAAGGTCATAAAATAGACCCTTATCGCATCTTTAGAATTTATAATATCGTAGCACCAGAGCAACAACACGCTATCAAGAAATTACTTCGAGCCGGTAAATCAGTCAAGACACTTGACCAAGATATTGATGAGGTTATTCTTACGCTACAGCGCTGGAAAGAGATTTTAAAAGAAGATGTTAAACTGAACTGACCATGATTACATGGTCTGATTTGACACTACCGCCCATAAACTTATGGAATTTACCAAGACAAATTAAGATGGCTACAGAAGAAGGAAATACCGACCTTGCAACGCAACATGAAGAAATGATGCGTGATAAGGCGATAACTATTATAAGATCAAAAGCATCGGCTATTGATACCACCAACCCTACAGGCTTATGCTGGACGTGTGGTGACTATATTGGTCATGGGCGTAGATGGTGTGATGCAGATTGTCGAGATAACGTAAATGAAACCTAGACTAAAAAAGATAGGGCGACTTTGGGTATGTTACACAGAGTGGGAAGATACGGTAACTTGTACAGGTAAATCACCAGAACAAGCGTATCATAGGTGGTTAACCAAGAACCAATTGAAATTAGAAGAAAGCCGCTGAGTAAGCGGCTTTTTAATTATTTGCTTAAAAACAATTCGGCTTCAGCATTACGTCGTCGTGTAAGACCAGCAAGCGGTTTACCCCCTGCTTTATCCCATCGTAAAAATTGCTTTGCAATCTCAGCTTTACTGTCACCGGCTTTGAGCATTTTAACAAGCGTTGAACTGGCTAAATTACCTGCGCCAATATTGTAAGTAAGCGACACTAGTGCATCAAATTCATTTTGAGTTAGTTCAACTTTGATTGCATTTACTGCGTGTTCATATGACGTTAATGTTTTAGATAATAGTAGTAACGCAGCTTCTTCATTTGCTAAAGTCTGACCTTGTTTAACTGCGCTCCCATCAGCATATCGCGTTGAGCCAATACCAATAGTCCAAACACCCGCTGGGCATTGATACGCTTTGAGCTTGCAACCTTCAAATTCTTTAATTAATTTTAAACCGCGTTCGCCTGTTTTCATTTTCTCGATCTCATAGAAAGTACCGTAATTAATTTTTGTGTAAGCCGTATCATGTCGTTATCGAGCAGGCGTATTTGGTCGATTAATTCAATTAGCGCGTCAGTCGTTTCGGTAAGTATTGGCTTAACAATTGTCGTTACCCATATCCACACAAAATAGACGATATAACCCATGCTACTTGATGCAATGATTGGAAAACCGTATTGGTTGATATATTTAGCTAATGCGTCAACATCCATCAATCAATTCTCTTTTCTTGTGGGTTATTAAAACGCGCCACCTTCTCTTTTTCAATTGGCATATCAAGCGTTTCTGTCATCAATACATCTATTTTTACAATATCCTCTGACATAGCCGTGACACGCTTATCAAGTTGCTTGATGATACCGATAAGGCTTTTAATCTTTTCAAGTACGCTATCAAGCAGGAATTTGATGGTCAGAAATACAAAGTACATTCCCACACACGCAGCGGCAATGGGGAAACCTACATCCGTTGCAAACTGTAAGAACTCCATTATTTATTTGTCCACCAAGCAATAAACGAAAACAATGCGCCAATGGTGAAGACAATACCGCCAATAAATCCTTTATAGCGTGTTTGCTCGTTCTTCATTTCTTCAAGAGTGGCAATTATGGCGTCGAGTTTTTTACCCCTATCTTCAAATATTTCTTCAAGGTTTTCAATTCGTTGCTCTACTTTAGCAAGGCGGCAGGCTTCATCGGGCATGGTTTACACCGCTTCCGCGCCAGCCATATCGGCTTGTGATGCTACCCAGTTATAAGACTTTTCTAGGAAAGATGCGCCTTGTTGCGCTTCTACGTCTTCTAATGGCGCATGATAGCGTCTGAAGTCAATATCTTTGGTATCATCATTAGTTGGTTTTTGCGCGTAGCCTACCACGTCAATCATCACTGAAAATTGTGAATTGCGTTGACGACTAATAGACGATGTAACGATACGAAAATAAGCTCCAGCGAAAGGAATGCCGAAGTTGCTTGTTTGTAAATCAATTTGAATTGCCATTGTTGTTTCCTGTTTTGTTAAATAAGATTATGCGTAAGTGACTTCGCTTGTATTTAGCGTTGCTACCCATCGCAAATACGACCCAGTTTTTAATCCAGATGTAATGGTCACGCCTTTATTTGTGTTATCGACTGCAATAGTTGGTGCGGTAGTTAATCCAATAGAATCTGTACCGATAAGCGTTAAAGCAAGTCCTGTGACAGCCATTGTGCCCCCGTTATTTGAAACTGCGCCTGTAATGTTATAGGCTACCATGTCCCCACTAGATTGAGGTCTAGCTATCAATGTGCCTTGAATTGCCATCGCTTGACCAGATGCTACGATAAGTTGGTTAGTTGTTGATGCCGTTAATGACCCATCAGAAGTTAAAGGGTAGACTACATTGGTCGATACTGCACGGAGAACGATTTTACCGGATTGAGCATCGCCAAGTGTTGACATCGCATACGAACCAAATACATATTTTCCAGTTTGTGCTGCAACACCTCCGTATCCACCTAAAACAACGCTAAGGTATCCAGTTGCGCTTGAATTAGCTCCTCCAAAAGAAATACTATTATCGCCCGATGCGATTGCATAATAGCCAATTGCTGTTGCTTGCGCTCCCGATGCAAGTGGGTGATACCCAATCGCAATTCCCCCATATATGTTGTTCTGGTAAGCTACACTTCCAAGTGCAATCCCTGTATATGTAGAAATAGATGTTGCCTTAGCTTGAAACCCCATTGCAATAGATGAGCCGCTTCCAGTCGCCCCATAACTACTCGTATTGTTCGCAACAGCCGCAGCGAAACTATCTGTGCCAGATGCATATGAACCACCTAGTGCCATTGCGCCAGAGCCTGTTGCGGTGACTGAGCCTTGAGTTCCCGATGAGTTAGCACCTAGTGAAGTAGAATAATTTGATGCCGCAGATGCTCCGCTACCAAATGCCGCTGCCGATGTCCCCGCAGCCGTTGGATTAGTGTAACTTGTGCCTGTAGCCGTACCGCCACCAGAAGCTGTTGCCCATGTAGGCGCAGCCGCACCGTTTGATGTTAATACTTGACCAGATGTCCCCACAGCGAGCATAGCCGTTGTACCCGATGCTGTTTGGTATGGAATTGTACCTACACTTCCAGATGCTAAGTTGGTTGCTGTTGTCGCTGTTAACGCATTACCTGTCGTACTTTGATTAAGTGTTGGAAATGTACAATTAGTTAGCGTACCACTTGTTGGAGTGCCTAAAATTGGCGCAATTAAAGTTGGTGTATTTGCAAATACCGTTGCGCCACTTCCAGTTTCATCCGTTAACGCAGCAGCTAAATTTGCACTAGATGGCGTAGATAAAAACGTATTAACATTTGTGCCAAATTGCCCAGACGCAAACGTAATTGCACCCGTCATTGTGCCGCCAGACAGTGCTAAGTATCCCGATGCAGGCAAGTAAGAAGTTATCCATGCGCTACCACTATAAACACGCATTTCACTACTTGTTGTATTCCAATAGAGCGCACCAGTAAGTAGTGCATTACCATCGTTATCAACGCTAGGATCGGATGCTTTTGCGCCAAGATAGCGATCATCAAACGAGTCATAACTAGCCGCTGCTGCGGTAGCACTGTTTGCCGCGTTAGTGGCTGAGGTAGATGCGTTAGATGCCTGTGTTGTTGCTGTTGAAGCCGAAGTCGATGCGTTAGATGCCGATGTACTTGCCGCTGATGCGCTACTTGCAGCATTGGTTGCACTAGTTGCCGCATTTGTTGCTTGCGTTGTCGCCAATGCAACTTGCGCAGCGCCATTGGTTGTTGCTAAACCTGCTTGCGTTGTTGCAATACCAGCTTGAGTTGTTGCTGTTGATGCTGAAGTCGATGCGCTAGATGCTGATGTTGCAGCGTTAGTAGCAGATGTACCTGCCGCAGTTGCTTGCGTACTTGCAGTTGACGCACTATTAGCCGCATTAGTTGCCTGTGTGCTTGCTGTTGATGCTGAAGTCGATGCGTTAGTTGCTTGAGTGGTCGCAATACCAGCCTGTGTTGTAGCAATACCTGCTTGAGTAGTCGCAGTTGTGGCTGATGTTGATGCACCCGATGCACTTGTCGCTGCGTTAGTAGCGCTTGTCGCTGCCGCAGTTTGACTAGCAGTACAGCTTGCTACACTTGCCGTCATAGAGGATGCACTTGTCGCTGCGTTAGTGGCAGAAGTTGATGCGCTCGATGCTGATGTGCTTGCTGACGATGCACTGCTTGCGGCATTAGTTGCTTGAGTAGATGCTGTTGACGCACTTGCCGCTGCGGCTGTTGCCGATACCCCTGCATCGTGAGCGTAAATAGCTGAGTTTGGCGTTAAATGGAAAAACCCTGTTGACGTACTATAGCGAACATCGATAACCGCTCCAGCGCTAATATCCCCTGCTTGAATCGGTTCACTATCAGTAAGTCTAATGGACTTTGCGCCAAGACTATTTAAATTGATAGTGGCACTGCCCGTATTGTCATTAAGAGGTCTGAATACGACTTGTAGACCATCGGTGTAACTTGTTATGGAACTGTCTAGTGCTACCACATAGGTATTCGCTGTACCGGTGTCTACAGCGAAATTGACTGTACCACGTTGAAGTTTGGTTTCACTTGGAAGTAATCCAAATGCAATTGCGGTAGCCGCCTTAACAGCGTTAACGTCTGAGGATTTTGCTAGAGTAATCTGAGCAATATCAGCCGGTGGGTTAAAGGTACTCATCTTTTGTCCTTACGTCATCTCGACGTTATGTGTAGCGTAATTATGCGTTATGGCGCATACAAATTATTAAACTAACCCGTGGTGAATCCGAATCATTTAACACCCAATGGTCAACGAGGTTATTAAAACTAAATATATCGCCCACAGGAGTAATAATAGATTGTCCTTCGTAGTTAAAAGATTGTTTATCATTGGATTCTAAAGGGATTAAATATTTATCTTTATAGTATTCTGCGTGCCAGCTACCTTTATCGCTATGGCGATAAACTTGTTTGCCGGCAGGAATACGAGTAATTAAAATACCGCCAAATTCTGTTTTATGGATATCGTGTTTTTCACAAATCGCACGGTTAATCTTAGCAATTTCATCTTTAAATTTCTGATCGTTAATATAGAAAACGCTATCGTGTTCATCATGAAATGCTAAAGGGTTCGATGGATTATAATTTTTAATATCATTATAGCGAACCCAGATATCGTCAACTTCTCTATGTGGCGATTTAGACGATTCAGTACGTTGTTTAAATTTATTCCATAAATAATCATTATCAGAAATAAATTTATTGATAGCCGATACATCAACATGAATACCGGTATTGACCATATTGGGTTTGCCGATAAGCACGTCATCTATATTTTCTGCATCACAAGTATCTGTAGCATGGATACATAGCCAAACCACTCTACCGTTAACCGCTTGAACGCTATGCTCAATACCGGCTTTAATTTCAATCACAGCAGGGGCAAAATAGGTTTCTTGAGTATCGCCTTGCCAAACTATAGCGCATCCTTCAACAAGAACACTCATGTGGTCAAAGGTATGAGCGTGTTGCTGAACTTCAAAGCCATCATCGATAATCACTTCTTTGGCATAGACTCCGCCAATAAAATGATGTGCTTGTATGTTAAGTCCGGTGATACTCATAAATACCTTGTGATGATGAAATTACTGTTCCGATAAACCCACAAATTGGCTTACCTACATTCATCACTATTTTACCAACTAATCGTTTAAATGTACTGCGATTTTTTACAATGCCAAATTGCTCTGCCATTTCATATGCCCATGCTTGAACAATATAGGCAAATAACGGGATATAAATCGCATTATTACGCAAGAATTCAGTTAGCGGTTTTGCCCACGCATGATAGCCGATGAGGATTTCTGGATGAGTAGTTGCGATCAAATGCCCAAATAAAGTATCAGCGTCAAATACATCATCTTCAAGATAGCCGTATTCGCGCATTAAAGTACACATTACGCTCATGCCACCGCTTTCGGGTTGTTGAGGTTGAGGTGTTTTAAACGAACCGAATTGAGATGCGCTAAACATGGGCAAATCAGTGTTTGGCATAGATAACATACCCACTGGTTTATTCTGAGAAACTTGCTCATACCTTCCGAGTAAACTTTGCTCATGTCGAGCCGCTGCGTTTGCTTTCATTTGTTCTAATTGTAAATCTGCTGAAGCTGCCATAAAGATACCTATTTGTTTGTTGGAGAAACTAAGGAAGTTGCAGTTTTACCCGCATCACTATTAATTAGTTGTGATTGAGCTGCCGCTGTAGCAGTAATATTTTTCTTCATTGCATTTGCCATCATAGTTAGTCCATTAGCATTAGCTGCCTTAGCTTTTTCATTCATATCTGGAGTAAGATTAATAGCTTTAATAGCATCGAGTAGCTGTCCGTCAATAACTGCGTGTGCTTGTAATACGGCATTAGAAGTTTCACGATCGCCTTTTAGTGCATCAACCATTACTTGATTTTCAGCAGTTAGTTGATTGGTTTGTTGCTTTAGAGTTTCATTAAATACAGCTAATTTTTTATCAGATTCAAATTTCGTATCTGCTGCCACGCTATCAATAACAGATTGAGTTACCTTGCCTGCAATTTCAATGTTCCCTTTACTAATAAGTTCTCTTAATCTAGCGCCAGAGTCCCGATTAGATGTGGCTAAATTATTCAAATCGTTTAGTATTGCTGTGGTAAACAAATTAGTAGCCGCGTTGATGGCTTGAGTATTAGTGGTATCTACTGTAATTTTATTAGCGGCATTCCAATTCTGAACTTGAATATCGTTCTGAGCCTGTCTATCCATACTGGTGGCTTTAAGACCAAGTCCGGTATTGAGCAATTGATTTTGAGCCGCTGCATTAGCTTCATTGGCTTTTTGTCTAGCCAATGCGTCTTGTTGCGCAATCGGTAAAGCGGCTTTAATCGCTGCGTCTTGAGCAAATCCAGCAGCAGCGCCTGTATTGAGCATACCTCTACGCGATGCTTGCAAATTAGCTGCGTTAACTGCTCGCTGGATATAAGGATTGTTTTTAGCAAGTAATCCAGATAGCTGATTAGATACCATTGAATCGGGTGTTACATTAACCTCAGATGCTTTGGCAGCGTCCACCATCTTGGTAACATCAGCGGCTGAATTTGGATTAACAATGGTAGTTGGAGCGCCTACTTTAGCAACATTAAGCATTCCCTTATCAATCATATCCTGTGTAATACCAGATGTGACTGTACTATTTATAGGATTACCAAGTGCATCAAACCCGCCACCTAATGTTTTAGTATCAAGTGGTGCGGTGGCATTTTTTAATTTTAAATCATTAGCAGTTTGTTGCGCTAATTGATTGGCAGTATCTTGCTCAGTAGCTAATTTTGTCGCAGCGTCTGCTTGGATTTTAGCATCAGCATCAGCTTTTACTTTAGCATCAGCGGCAATCTTTGCATCAGCTTCAGTTTTAGCATCGGCAACAGCTTGGTCAGCAATAGTCTGAGCTTGTGTTTTTTGAGTAGTCCATCGTACATTGTTTGTAGGATTAGCCATCAATGCAGTTTTAGCTGCCTTGTATTGCGCACCACCAAAACCACCTACCCAGTTAACAGGATTGCCTGTTACAGGATCAAGCGTTTCTTTTTGAAGAACCTCGTCTGCCCAAGTAGTTAAACCAGTATTGATAGCTTTCCCAGCAACGCTCGATATGGCTTTAGTTGACTTATCAAGCGTAGATGGATCGGAATAATAGCTACTAAGTGTATTTTGATCAAAAATAGGATTACCATACGCATCGGTAACTGTTCCATATTTATTCAAATTAGCCGCTAAATTAGGATTAGTTGCTCCGCTAACTAATCCACCGTATGAATTAATATACTTTGGATCAAAAGTTTGCGTTGCCGTAGTTGGTTTTTGTACAGGTGTTCCAGACCGCAACCCCGCTGCTATTTCTTCTATAGTTGCCATTTAATTATCTCCGTCCTGTAACATATTGTGACCACCATTGGTCAGCAGCGGCATTTCGATTATCATTATAATTACCTAAGTTAACACCAGTTTGCTGGTTAGTGGGTATTTGGAAATTCTTAAAGGCATCCATAAAGCCTTGTGTTGCTTGTGTGCCAAATGCTTGATTTTTGGTATCAACACCGCTAAGAATATTAGTTTTAAGCGCATCGGCACTGCTATTCCAGTTTTTCAAAAACTCTGTATTTTGACCGCTCAAAGCAGTTTGCTGTTCTCCCAATGCTGTTTTTAATTGATCCGCAGTAATGCCCTTTGGTTGAGTATTGTACCAATTAGTTAAATCAGCCGTAGTAAGAGCAGGAATGCTTCCTGTATTTATTGTATTGGGAGGACTTGTCGCAGCAGGGGAAGTTGACATTTTATTAACATCACCTGTAGATAGCGCACTTCCACCTGTTGTTGGGATTTTATTAATATCGCCTGTAGATAACGCACTTCCACCTGTTGTTGGGATTTTATTAATATCACTTGTGGATAATGCACTTCCGCCACCTTGCGTATTAAGTTTAGTGTTATCAATAACCGTCCCTGTATCCGCAACTTTAGCAGTACCTGTTCCACCTAAAATAGCAAGCGTGTCAGCAGATGGCTTAGTTACATTTGGTAATTCCAAATTTGGATTTACATAAGGTAAAACTGTCGCAGTATTATTTTGAGCTTTTGCAATATCACTTAATGATTGTGGGGTAGTTACATTTGGTAATTCCAAATTTGGATTTACATAAGGTAAAACTGTCGCAGTATTATTTTGAGCTTTTGCAATATCACTTAATGATTGTGGGGTAGT